AAGTATAACAAAAACGGCGTCAAATGTCAACCGCCTTTATAAATATATTTGTTAGTTAAGTTGGGAAACACCTGTTGGCAATGCGTGATGCTGTTAGCAGGTGTTTTTCTTTTTAACCATTTTTAGCACATTTTTTTTGGATTAGATAAATAATATTATGAACAAGACAGGACCAAAACCCAAACAACTAGTAGAAACAACTATACTTGGCAAGTCAGTAGGTAGAGACAAAACAGTTGTGCCACCTGACCAAGTGTATGAACTAGCCTGCATTGGTTGCGATGATAGAGAAATAGCACGATTCTTTGGAGTTAAAGAAGACACGCTTAGATACAATTTTGCGGACGAACTGACAAAAGGCCGTGCGTATGTAAAAATTAGATTACGCCGAGCAATGTTTAAAAATGCTTGCGATCATATGAATGCCGCAACACAGATATTCCTAGCCAAGAATGTACTAGGCATGACTGACCAAGCAGTAGCTAGTGAAGCAAACGCACCGTTGCCTTGGAATGAAAATACAAAGGAAGATGAAGATGAAACAGATTCAACAGAACATTTGGCAGAATAAAACAAAACTAACTACAGAATATTGGGTCGGACAACCGCCTAGCTTAGTTGGACCGTTTGAAAACTTACAAACAGCACAAGCTGTAATTGACGATAGTACACGAGTAATAGAAGCAGAGGCAGTTGTTAAACCTGTAGACTAATGTGCAATTTTGAATATAAATCAACTATAATAATGGAGCCAAGACACGGTACAAACTATAGCACCATATATTATAGACAAGACCCAGAGCACAGAGAGCAGTTAGCAGAATATATTAAACTGTGTATAGAGCAAATTGTAAAAGCATTGTCAACAGACAGTGACGCAGCAGATTGGGCAACAACGCCTCTTAAAGGATTTAAAAGAGTAGGTAAGCCAAATCGATCACCTAGTGATATATTAGAAGAAATGCTTGACGAAGTTGATGGAAAACGCAGAGATGGCAGACCAAAAGACTTTGCCAAAGCACCAATAGATAGATGGAATAAATTGTTTAGTAATACAGACTACACAATAGAAATGATTAAAAGATGACATACATAGCAAAATATATAACACCAAATAAAACAAATTTGCCCATTGGCAGCCCAGGCAAAGGTAAAAAAGTAGATCCTAAAAATTGGACAGGCGATCGATTAATTCAAAGAGACAAATACTACGCTTGGTTAAAGCATAAGTCACAAGCAGCTTACAAAAGCGAAGCGTATTTTCTAACTTGGGAAGATTGGCAACAGCTTTGGCCAAATGAATTATGGTTCAAGCGTGGAAGAAAAATAGACGATTTGTGCTTAACAAGACCTACATTTGAAGGTCCGTGGAGTATACAAACAGTTGAAGTTACAACTAGACGCAAACACTTTGATTACAAAAAGGCCAATAAAAAAAATGTACGATCCTGAATTTGATCCGTTATCGGATCTACAACAAACAATTAGTAATCTAAACACACAAGCAAGACTATTAGATCGATTGGCACATCTTTATAACGATCTTGCACAAGAAAATGCACAACACTTAAAGCTAATAAAATCGTTAAGAATTAGAATAGACAGATTGGAACACGCACTTGTTATTGAGCAAGCCACAACAAACGATCGCCCAAGACACTAGTAGGTTTAAAGTTGTAGTTGCTGGTAGACGATTTGGTAAGACTAGACTAGCACTAAGAGAGCTTTGTTATCATGCTAAAGATCCTAACAAAGATGTATTCTACATCACTAGCAGCTATAGAGCAGCCAAGATGATTTTGTGGAAACCTCTAAAAGAACAGTTGCTGGATCTTAAATGGGTAAAGAAAATAAATGAAAGTGAACTAAGCATAGCATTGAAGAATGGAAGTACTATAAGTCTAAAAGGATCAGAAAACAAAGATAGTTTGCGTGGTGTTAGTCTAAGCTACTGTGTAATAGATGAAGCAGCAGATTGTGATCCTGATTTGTTTCCAGAGATTATTAGACCTGCACTTGCTGATCAAAAAGGCGGATGTATGTTTATTGGCACACCCAAAGGCAAAGGCAACTATTTTTACGAACTATACGCCAATGCTCCTGCTACAGTAAATTGGAACACTTGGCAGTATACAACTATTGAAGGTGGATGGGTAGATGAATCTGAAGTTGAAGCAGCACGAGCAGACATGTCCGAGCGACAGTTCAAGCAAGAGTTTATGGCAACATTTGAAACATATGAAAACCGTATTGCTTGGAGTTTTGAAAGAGAACACAATGTTCAAACGCCACCCGCTGATTTGGACAGTAGAATTATACACTGTGGCATGGATTTCAATGTTAGTCCTCTTACTGCTACGATAGGTATTCAGCGTGACAACACTATGTGGATTATTGATGAACTAAGAATACACAGTAGTAACACAGACGAAGTAGTAGATGAAATAAAGCGTAGATATCCTAGCAGCAAAGTGTTTGTTTATCCTGACCCTAGTGGCAGTAGAAGACAAACTAGTAGCAGTGGACGCAGTGATCATATCATACTCAGCAATGCAGGCTTTGTAGTAAAGGCACCACGCAAGCACGATCCTGTTAGAGATAGAATAAACGCAACCAATGCTAGACTTTGCGATGCTAACGGCACTAGAAACATTTACATTTCACCAAATTGCAAACATCTTATTGAAAGTTTAGACAAATACACATACAAAGAAAACACACAGATACCAGACAAAGGAACTTATGATCACATGTTTGATGCTTTTAGTTATTGCATTGCATACATGTGGCCAATAAAAAGACCGACAACAGTGCAGCAGCCTACCAGATGGACTGCAAAATTAGCTGTTTAACACTAAAAATGCGAAAACATTATAAATACAATATCGCGATACAAAAAAAGACATATAAAGGGGCCCTTTATGGATCAAGCAGAATTTATTGATAACGCTGTGGCTAAGTTTCTTTCTGGAAACAGTACATACAGCAGTTATGATGATCAGTGGCAATATCTATACGAAAGTTATTTAGGTGGAGAAGAGTATAGAAATGCTCAACACCTAGTAAGATATAGCCTAGAAAACTCAAGTGAATACGGACAAAGACTGCACAACGCAGTATTACAAAATCATACTTCTAGTGTAATCAATGTTTACACAAGTTTCTTATTTAAAAACCCACCACAAAGACGCTGGGAAAACTTTGAAGGTATGCCAGAGCTAAACGCTTTCTTGGCAGATGCTGACAAAGACGGTAGAAGTTTTAATCATTTTATGAAAGATTGTAGTACATATGCTAGTGTATTTGGTCATGTATGGGCAGTAGTTAGTAAGCCAAATGTAGGCGCTGAAACTAGAGCACAAGAAATTGAACAAGGTGTTAGACCGTATGTGAGTATGCTAACACCTTTGGTCGTACTAGACTGGAACTATGCAAGAGCAGCAGACGGACATTACCATTTAGATTATTTCAAATACATTGAAGATATCAACGGTAGTGAAACCTGTATAAAAGAATGGTATCCGGAACTTATTATCAGCACAGTAGTTGATCAAGAAAGTGGTGTAGTCAAAGAAAGATACGAAGAAGTAAATGAACTTAACCATTTGCCTATTGTTTGTGTATACAACAAACGCAGTTTGATGCGTGGTATAGGTATTAGTGACATTAGTGATATTGCTGATGCACAGCGTATGATTTACAATCTAGTTAACGAAATTGATCAAAGTATTAGATTAGACGGACATCCAAGTTTAGTAAAAACAGAAAACACTCTTGCTGGTGCAGGTGCAGGCAGCATTATACAAATGGGCGATGACCTAGATCCTGGACTCAAGCCATACATGCTAGAAACAAATGGTGCCAATGTAGATAGTATTTTAAAGACTATTGAAAGCATTGTAGAAAGTATTGACAAGCAAGCCAACATTGGTGCTGTAAGAACAACAGTATCAAGAAACATGAGCGGTGTTGCTATGGAAACAGAATTTAGTCTTCTAAATGCACGCCTAGCAGAAAAAGGCACACAACTTGCACTTGCAGAAGAACAGATACTCAAACACTTTGGACACTATTATGGTATGGAATGGGAAGGTGCTACACACTATCCAGAAAGTTTCAACATACGCAACAGACAAGGTGATCTAGATATGCTTCTTAAAGCAAGTACTGCTCCGGTTTCGTCACCAGAGTACAAGAAAGAAATTGCTAGACAAATAGCAAGATTGTTAGTTAGTGAAGACGAAGAAGAAACCTTCTTACAGATTGTCAACGAAATCAATTCAGGTACACAGGATCAATTTACGGCAAACTTAAATGGCAACGCAGAGTAAAATAAACGCACATGATGGTCTAATAACAGGACTAGCAGATGAATTAGCAAGTGGTTTAGATAGTCTGCTTGCTAGTTCATTGTTAGGATTAAGTGCTATTGACCTTACTGACAGAGTTGCAATTAATGAACTGTTTACAGATGTTAGACAATACATTGCTGCACAAGTACAAGGATTAGACACTCTAGCAGTTGATAATCTTGCACTTAATAATGTTACAGCCGATAGTGCAATTAATCAACAAGTTGTAGATCTAAAAGTAGCAAGCAATGCTACTATGAACAATGCAGTAGATCAAGAAGTAAACACTATTGCAGGAGAACTTGTTGCTGCTGCATTATTAGGTCTTGGTGTACCACAAATAGTTAGAAGCATTGTAGATAGAGTGCCTGCTATTGTTACAAGATTGCGTAGAGCATATGATCAAACACTAATTACTTTTACCAGTGTGCTAACCAAGACACTGGGCACACGCTACCAGTATGTAGGTGGACTTATACCCACCACCAGACCGTTTTGTAATACACACAACGGCAACACCTACACAGAAACAGAAATCAACAGCATATGGACCGGCAGTTGGCAGGGCAAAGCACCTGGTGATCCATTTGCGGTTAGAGGTGGATACAACTGTCGGCATTTTTGGATATTGGAGGAATAATATGGCACAAAGAATCGATGGAGTAGATCCATTACAAGATATTAGTTTAGAAATAGCAAGAGGCAGAGTAACAGATGTTGATTACATAAACAAATTCGGTTACAACAGTCAAGTAGGCACTGCTTGGGAAACAGTATGGGATGGCAACAACACATACACCTACATTGATACAGCAGGCACAGCTGTCGTGACCAGTAGTGATACAGATGACAACGGTGGCACTGTGTTGGTAAGTGGATTGAATAGTGCTTATGAAGAAGTAAGCGAAACACTAACCATAGGCGGAGGTGCTGGCACGGTAGAGTTCTATAGAGTCCATAGAG